TAGCCTTAGATATAGTTTTACCTAGTTCTGAGTTCTTTGGTACAGCATATACTATAGTGTTTGGTTGGAATGTAATATAACTTTCACCATCAATAGTTTCTGTTGATAAATCATTGGTGAACATTATATCACCTTGTATTACACCTTTGATTCCTAAATCTTTTAGTTCTTCGTATGCCGTAGACAATTTATCTGCAAGATCACCAGAAGTATCAGCTTTTACATCAGCAACTGACTTATATACTTTAGGGTCTTTGTTAAAAATACCTTTTTTAGCCACAAAAAATTGGCCATCGCTAGGATCAATACCAGCAAAGACTGCTGGCGCGCCATCCCATTTGACAGTAACATTTGTACCTGTTTTAGCATTTCCTGCTAACATATCTCTCATAGAACGAAGTGCAAGTATTGCTTCTCGAGCTCCTTTGACACCACCGTATATAACCCTATCTTCAATATGGGTCATGTGTACGTTTTTGCCAGACTTAGTAGCCTCCATTACTTCTACATAATCCTTAAAAGTTGACATCATTTATACTTATCCGATTTCTTTTTAGTTCCGTCAGACCTCTTAATAAGACCTTTGGCTTTTAAATGTGCAATATCAGTAAACCCAGCTTTACCTGCTTTGTATCGTTTCATAGCATCAGCAGTATTTGGTGCAGCCTCATTCTTCTCTTTAGTTTTCTTTTTCATTTGATTAATGAATTTTCTATAGACTGCAGCCTCAGCTGTCTTACCCATAACACGTGCTCTTTGTTCCATTGCAATTGCTGCTTGTATTTTGTGAGCATGTGATCTACCCGAACCTTTGATTTTAGCAACTGACTTCTTAGCAGTTTCTACATCTTTGAAACCTAAACCATGAATTGTTCCTTTAGGGTCTTCATCAGTATAAAGGTCAGAATGCTTTTTACTTTTAGCTTTCTGACCTTTCTTACGCGGAATTCTAGGATTCTTTTCTTCAAAGAACCATTCTTTAAAGCTTGGTATCTTACTCATATTGCTATTTATATGATTTCCAGCTCTTGTAAAGCTCTTCTTCTATTTCATGTGCTTCTATCTCCCAAGGTAAATCTTCGTATTTTGTTTTTTCACAATCAATTAAAGTCTTTTTCCAACGAGCTTTACTGTAATCTCCGAAGTCTTTTAGTTCTTCTCGAGCCCATTGTTTAACATGAACCATTTCGTGAGCTAAAGTTTGAATCATAAGTTCGATGTCTGAGGAGTCAAGGTTGATATCAAACTCACGAGGTCTGTAGTAGGTTTCACTCCACAAACAATCTCCATAGGAATCAGTATTATCTCGGAAGTGGGGATTGAGGTTGATATTGATTGTAAGAGTTTTCATTCTTGGCATCAATTTATTTGAGAAAAATCGAGTAGCTTCTTCAACAAGAGCTCTCTTATTCTTTCCCGAACCCGAAACTTTTACTGTGATTTTATCTTTCTCAATCATCTACAAGTATTTTAGTCTATTTTTAATATATCTGTCAAGTGAAAAAATGCCTCTAAATCAGAAATTTTATCGGTCACCAAAGTAGTTATTTACGTTCCAAGCCTTGTCATCAATCCAAACATCATAGGCTGGTTTCCCAACTTTTAATGAAGTGTATTTAACACCCCAATCTTTGAGTTGTTTTTCAGTTAAGGCTAACTTTTCTTCGTATTTTTCAGTCGAGGTGCCTCGAGCTGTCCAATAGTGGATTTCGTTACCTTCGTCATATAATTTGTTGAAATGAGCTATTCTGCCGTAAAAGGCTTTAGCTAATTTTTCATCATTGTCGATTTTACCTTCTTTAGTCTTATAAAGTTCTAAAGAACAGATAGTTCCGTCAATGTCAATCATATAACTTTTTGTTGGATTGTCATTCCAATTCGGAGAATCATTTATTGTTTTTAGAATTGCTTCATTTGTCATTAATCAGACCCCCAATCATATTCTACATCGATTGCTTCTTTAGCAATCTTTTTATCTAGCTCGTCTAGTTTCTTACCGAGCTCAAATTCTATCTTACTACCACTTGGAGAGCTGTTATACTCTGCCAGAAGTGTTTTATATTCATTGTCTAATTCAATTAATCCCATAACCTTATTCTCCATGCCTTGCGGCTTCAATTTCCATGTCTCGTACCTCATACGAACACCACTCACAAATTCTACCATAGTAGTTGTGATGTCTAACTATCTTTACATCACCTTCATTACATAAATCACATTTTCTACTAGGATCAATACCAATATTTGCCATAACCTTATTCTCCTTTGTAAACGTCTTTTTCAACCCAATCACTAGTGTCAACAACACTTGTTTTGGCTTCGAGTTCTTTATCACTCATAGCTTTAGTGAAACTTTTCTCGTAGTACTCAATGACTTTCATCAAATCAAAATTAGTACTGTAAGGAATACTTGGTAATTCATCTACTAATTTTAGATAATCATAGTAACCGAAAATATCCTTAAGTTTAGAACATTCGATTCTTTTAACACCATTGTGATCTTCAGAAGTAAATTCCTCAATCTCATACAACTCGGACAGGCCGTCCTCAATTTTTTCTTTTGTTAGATAACTCATACTAACCTCACTTTCTATACATATAATATCACGCTAAAAGCAGCGTTGTCAACAGGAAAAATGCAGAAAAGTGCATCTATTTTATTGTGCCATAATGGCCATTTATACAATAAATGATGAGAATTTATCAGCTTCGTTAGTAGTCTGAGGCTGATCATTTGTGAGGGTTTGTGCTGATTCTTCTACGTCATACAATCTCATTTTAGGACGATCAATACCAATAACGAATCTTTTGTTTTTAGTTAAATCATTATATCGATTCTTTAACTGTTTGACCATTATCTGATTCATCTCTTCGAGTTGTTCTGTAGATATAAGAGCTAACATCAAGTCAGCTGTTGCTGGGAGTCCGAAAGACTCCGCGGTATCTGTAAGTTCTACATCAGTATTAGCAAATCCCGATCTTGTAACTTGAGTTGCAGACCATACTGGAACTTTAAATTCACCAGCTAATCCACGAAGTTCTTCAGCAATTGCTTTAATTAATGAGTAACTGTTGATTGCACCACCAAGACCTTTGACTCGTGAAGAAGCACATATATTAATATAATCAACAAAGATTACATCGGGAATAAAATCTTTCTTTAGTTTTAATTCATTGAGAAGTGCTCTGAAGTGGCCAACATGAGCAGTAGATGTAGGATATTCTTTTACAATAAGTTTACCTTTTGTCTTTGCTTTAATAGTATCAACTTTTCTATCAAACAAATCTTTAGGCATATTCTCAACTTGATCAATCGGAATATCCATAAGATTAGCATCGATACGTTCTGCAATTCTTTCTTCAGCCATTTCTAAAGTAATATATAATACATTCTGTCCTTGAGATAATGCAGCTGACGCGAAGTGACACATAGCTAAAGATTTACCAACACCTGTGCCAGCAAGGATAATATTAAGAGTTTTCTTAGTGATACCACCCTTAGTAATCTCATTAAACATTTCTAAATCAAATGGAATACGTTCTTCTTTTTCATGATAAAAATCAAAACGTCCGTCAGCATTCTCGATATAATCGTGACCCACGTTTGTATCAAAAGAAACAGATAAAGCTTTAGTAAGTATTTCGGGTATTGCACCTTCAGCAACACCTTTTTTCTTACCATCAATAATGTTAATAGATTCCATGATAGCAAGAAATAATGCACGATCTTTACACCACCGTTCAGTAGTATCAAGAAGCCAAGTCATATCACAATCAACTGGCTGATCTACTGTTTTTATTAAGTTAATGATTTCATTAAGGTCTTGACGAGTCGTGAATCCCGAAGATTGTAATTCAATATCTAATACAGAAGATGTTGGCAGTTTGTTAAACTTAGATATAAACGATAAGAATAAATCATAGACAGGACGATGTTCACCCTCAAAGTATTCTGGCTTTAAATGTGGTAAAGCTTTTCTACAGAAGTCTTCATTCTGAATTAACTTCTTGATAATTATCGTCTGTATGTTCTCTTGTGTCGTGTTTGTTTCCATCTATAATAATATCCCTTAAAATATCCCCGATATAATTTTTAAATTCAACAGAGTTTGCTAAATCTTCTTCCATACTTTCTGGCTTATACTCAAGCTTCCAATCAAACTTAAGAGTCATAGTACCATCTTTGTTTTCTTCAGTAGGTGTTTCAACTTTTCCGTATGTGTATATTATATCAGAATATTTTCCAGATAAAAGTTTAATCGCATATAAATCTGCATCAGCTTTTTCTACTAGTTGCCAATCTATATCTCTTTTATACATCTTCTTTTTCTTCTTCACCAAACATTGATGAGTGAGCAACCTTAAATCGTTTCTGTATCCAATCAAAGAAATCAGTTTTAGAGAAAATGTGCTCCCAAAACTCTGCATTTAATGTTTGTTTTGCACGAACATTACCCGACAGTTCTTCGCCTGTTGCTGGGTTCTTTGCTTGATACCAACCGTTTTTAGGTTTAACGACATATCCACCTTGTATTGCAACATCTAAAAGGCCAGACCATTTTTCGATACCACCTTCCCAAGTTACAGTAATAGGAATCTTAGATTTTTCTTTTACAAATCGTGACTTCTCTACATTGATTACGAAATGATAGCCTTGTATCTCTGTGCCAGATTTTTCTTGTTGTCTACCAATAATCCATACATTGTCTGCTGAATACATGATACCTGTTCCACCCGATACTACAGCTTTTGGAAACAATCCAATCTCTTGATAT